ACAAGGCATCAGCCATTTTGGTCTGATCCTCTCAACCCCATCTTTTGTCTGTCTTTTTTTCTCAGCGAGGGCGCTCCGTTCTTTCCTTATACAGGTGCATTCCTTGTCAGTGCTGGTCGCGGCAGGTGGCGCCCAACGTGGGGCTCGACAGTTTTCCTCGCCACTACTCTTGTAAATTGGATAGAGTGAGTATATGCGTGAGTACGTAAATTATATTATAGTGGAGTAGTAAGGTATATTGTTGAGAGTATAAATATGGGACAAATGCATAGTCGCCAGCTGTTTGTACATATGTTGTCTGTAATGCTAACACATAGGGGAATTACTGTTTCTAAACCTAAATTAATCAATTTTCTTTCGTTTGTTGAAGAGGTCTGCCCTTGGTTCCCCAGAGAAGGTACAGTGAATTTGGAAACATGGAAGAAGGTCGGGGAACAAATCCGAACTCATTATACTTTGCATGGCCCTGAAAAGGTTCCTGTTGAAACTTTTTCCTTTTGGACACTAATTCGTGATTGTTTGGATTTTGATAATGATGAGTTAAAACGTTTAGGAAATTTATTAAAACAGGAGGAAGATCCTSTCCATATTCCTGACCCAGAGCCTGGTTATGATGCTCCTCCTCCTCCTCCTCCGTCCCTGAAATTGCGACCTTCAGATAATGATGATTCACTTTCCTCTACAGATGAGGAGGAATTAGCCGAAGAAGCTGCTAAATACCATCAAGAAGATTGGGGTTTTTTAGCACAAGAGAAGGGGGCATTAACATCTAAAAATGAATTGGTTGAATGTCTGAAAAACCTCACTGTTGTTTTACAGAACTCAGGAGCTAAGTTTTCTAACAATCACGTCAAACCTCCCTCTGCTCCGCCATTCCCGCCTGCTTACGCTCCTTCTGTTGTGGCCGGTCTTGATCCCCCTCCAGGGCCTTCTTTACCGACTGAGATCATGTCTCCGCTACAAAAGGCATTGAAACAAGCACAGCGACTTGGTGAGGTTGTCTCTGATTTTTCTTTTGCTTTTCCTGTTTTTGAAAATAACAACCAGCGTTATTACGAAYCTTTGCCTTTTAAGCAATTAAAAGAGTTAAAGATTGCCTGTTCCCAATATGGTCCCACCGCGCCTTTCACCATTGCTATGATAGAAAATTTGGGCACTCAAGCTTTACCCCCAAATGATTGGAAACAAATAGCTAGGGCTGGTCTTTCAGGGGGAGATTATTTGTTGTGGAAATCTGAATTTTTTGAGCAATGCGCTCGTATAGCTGATGTTAACCGACAACAAAACATACAAACCTCCTATGAAATGTTGATTGGTGAAGGCCCTTACCAGGCTACTGATACTCAACTTAATTTTTTACCTGGTGCATATCCACAGATATCAAATGCTGCTCGGCAGGCATGGAAAAAACTTCCTAGCTCTAGTACTAAGACAGAAGATCTTTCCAAAATCCGACAAGGACCTGATGAACCTTATCAAGATTTTGTGGCACGACTTTTGGATGCTATAGGTAAAATAATGTCAGATGAACAGGCTGGGATGTTATTAGCAAAGCAGTTGGCATTTGAAAATGCCAACTCTGCCTGTCAAGCTGCCTTAAGACCTTATCGTAAAAAGGGGGATTTGTCCGATTTTATTCGTATCTGTGCCGATATCGGGCCCTCCTACATGCAAGGCATTGCTATGGCAGCAGCATTACAAGGAAAGAGTATAAAGGAGGTACTTTTCCAGCAACAGGCCCGGAATAAGAAAGGACCACAAAGATCAGGTAATTCGGGTTGTTTTGTTTGTGGACAACCTGGCCATCGGGCTGCAGTGTGCCCTCAAAAACAACAAAACCCTGTTAACACTCCTAATTTGTGCCCACGATGTAAAAAAGGAAAGCATTGGGCACGGGATTGCCGTTCTAAAACGGATGTTCAAGGTAATCCTTTGCCCCCGGTTTCGGGAAACTGGGTGAGGGGCCAGCCCCTGGCCCCGAAACAATGTTATGGGGCAACRCTGCAGGTTCCAAAAGAACCATTGCAGACCTCTGTCGAGCCACAAGAGGCAGCGCAGGATTGGACCTCTGTGCCACCTCCTATACAGTATTAACTCCCGAGATGGGGGTTCAAACCCTTGCCACAGGAGTGTTTGGGCCTTTACCTCCAGGGACAGCTGGATTGCTCTTGGGGCGCAGTAGTGCGTCTTTAAAAGGAATACTTATTCATCCTGGTGTGATTGATTCTGATTATACAGGAGAGATAAAAATATTAGCCTCCGCTCCTAACAAAATTATTGTSATCAATGCAGGACAACGTATAGCTCAACTCCTTTTAGTCCCATTAGTTATACAAGGAAAAACAATTAATAGAGACCGTCAAGATAAAGGTTTCGGATCATCCGACGCTTATTGGGTACAAAATGTTACTGAGGCACGACCAGAACTTGAATTACGCATTGATGGCAAGCTTTTTCGTGGAGTACTTGATACGGGGGCTGATATCAGTGTTATTTCTGAAAAGTATTGGCCTACTACATGGCCTAAGCAGATAGCAATCTCTACTCTTCAGGGCATTGGCCAAACTACTAATCCGGATCAAAGCTCGTCCCTTCTTACTTGGACAGATAAAGATGGCCATACGGGGCAATTTAAGCCTTATATTTTGCCCCATCTCCCAGTTAATCTATGGGGACGCGATATCTTAAGTAAAATGGGTGTCTATTTATATAATCCTTCACCCACCGTAACAGATTTAATGTTAGATCAAGGGTTACTTTCAAATCAGGGCTTAGGTAAACAGCATCAAGGTATCGTCTTGCCCCTTGATTTAAAACCTAATCAAGAACGAAGAGGTTTGGGGTGTTTTCCCTAGGGACCTCTGATTCTCCTGTGACACATGCCGACCCCATTGATTGGAAATCTGGGGAGCCGGTATGGGTCGATCAGTGGCCCCTAACACAGGAAAAACTCTCTGCCGCACAACAGCTGGTGCAGGAACAGCTGAGGCTTGGACATATTGAGCCCTCTACCTCTGCTTGGAACTCCCCGATTTTTGTGATAAAAAAGAAGTCAGGGAAATGGAGATTACTACAAGATCTTCGTAAGGTAAACGAAACCATGATGCATATGGGAGCCCTGCAACCTGGGTTACCCACTCCCTCTGCTATACCTGATAGGTCTTATATCATTGTTATAGACTTAAAAGATTGTTTTTACACTATTCCTCTTGCACCTCAAGATTGTAAAAGATTTGCCTTTAGTTTACCATCTGTTAATTTTAAAGAGCCTATGCAACGTTATCAATGGAAAGTTCTCCCGCAAGGCATGACTAATAGCCCTACGCTGTGTCAAAAATTTGTGGCAGCAGCAATAGCTCCCGTTCGGCAATGTTTTCCGCAGTTATACTTGGTTCATTACATGGACGATATATTGCTTGCCCATATTAATGAACATTTGTTATATCAGGCCTTCTCTCTTCTTAAACAACATTTAAGCCTTAATGGTCTTGTCAYCGCTGATGAAAAAATTCAGACTCATTTTCCTTATAATTATTTAGGTTTCCATTTATATCCTCGTGCTTATACTACCCAGTTAGTAAAATTACAGACCGACCATTTAAAAACTTTAAACGATTTTCAAAAACTTCTAGGAGACATTAACTGGATACGACCTTATTTAAAGTTACCTACCTATATTTTGCAACCATTGTTTGATATCCTTAAAGGTAACTCTGATCCTGCGTCACCCCGAATACTTTCTCCAGAAGGGCGATCAGCTCTACAATTTGTAGAGGAAGCGATTAGACAACAACAAATCACTTATTGCGATTATCAACGGTCATGGGGTTTATATATACTCTCTACCCCTCGAGCACCCACGGGGGTTCTCTATCAAGATAAACCTTTGCGATGGATATATCTATCTGCTACTCCAGCTAAACACCTGCTCCCCTATTATGAGCTTATCGCAAAAATTGTAGCGAAGGGACGTTATGAGGCCATCCAGTATTTCGGGCTGGAACCCCCCTTTATTTGTGTTCCTTATGCCTTGGAACAACAGGATTGGCTTTTTCGATATTCAGATAATTGGGCTATAGCTTTTGCAAATTATCCGGGACGGATTATTCATCATTACCCCTCTGATAAATTGTTACAATTTGCTAGTTCTCATGCTTTCATTTTTCCAAAAATAGTTCGCCAACAACCTATTCCTGAAGCAACACTTATATTTACAGATGGGTCTTCCAATGGTACTGCAGCTTTAATTATTAATCAACAAACTTATTATGCACATACCAACTTTTCTTCTGCACAGGTTGTGGAATTATTTGCAGTTCACCAGGCGCTGCTAACTGTGTCTACCTCTTTTAATTTATTTACAGATAGTTCCTATGTGGTCGGCGCTTTACAAATGATTGAAACTGTTCCAATTATTGGTACTACTTCTCCTGAAGTTTTAAACTTATTTACATTAATCCAACAGGCCCTCCACTGTCGCCAGCACCCCTGCTTCTTTGGACATATTCGCGCACATTCCACCCTTCCTGGTGCCCTCGTACGCGGCAACCATACTGCGGATGTTCTTACCAAACAAGTGTTTTTCCAATCAGCTATTGATGCAGCTCGAAAATCCCATAACTTACATCACCAAAATAGTCATTCTTTACGGTTGCAATTTAAAATTTCCCGAGAAGCTGCACGACAAATTGTTAAATCCTGCTCTACTTGTCCTCAATTTTTTGTTCTCCCTCAATATGGAGTCAATCCTCGAGGTTTACGTCCTAACAACCTTTGGCAAACGGACGTTACTCATATTCCTCACTTTGGSCGCCTTAAATATGTKCACGCCTCTATTGACACCTTTTCCAATTTTCTCATGGCTTCCCTTCATACTGGAGAATCGACACGCCACTGTATTCAACATTTGTTATTTTGTTTTTCTATTTCAGGAATCCCGCAAACCCTCAAAACGGACAATGGACCTGGTTATACTAGTCGTTCTTTTCAACGGTTCTGTCTTTCCTTTCAAATTCATCATAAAACAGGAATTCCCTATAACCCACAGGGACAAGGGATTGTAGAACGAGCTCATCAACGTCTTAAACATCAACTTTTAAAACAGAAAAAGGGGAGTGATTTGTATAGCCCTTCACCACATAATGCCTTGAACCATGCTCTTTATGTTTTAAATTTTTTAACTTTAGATGCGGAAGGTAATTCAGCCGCCCAGCGTTTTTGGGGAGAACGATCCTCATGTAAAAAACCACTTGTACGATGGAAGGATCCACTTACCAATCTGTGGTATGGACCAGACCCTGTATTGATATGGGGACGAGGGCATGTTTGTGTTTTTCCACAGGATGCCGAAGCACCGCGTTGGATACCGGAAAGGCTGGTACGCGCGGCAGAGGAATTCCCTGACACATCAAATGCGTCGAATGACACTGAGTGAGCCTACGAGTGAGCTACCTACCCAGAGACAGATTGAGGCGCTAATGCGATACGCTTGGAATGAGGCTCATGTACAACCTCCAGTGACACCTAGTAATATATTGATCATGTTGTTATTATTATTACAGCGAATGCAAAGTGGGGAGGCTGCGGCTTTTTGGGCATATATTCCCGATCCACCCACGATTCAATCCTTAGGATGGGATAAGGAAGTAGTACCTGTCTATGTCAATGATACAAGTCTTTTGGGAGGAAAATCAGATATTCATATTTCTCCCCAGCAAGCTAATATCTCTTTTTATGGTCTTACTACACAATATCCTATGTGCTTTTCTTATCAATCACAACATCCTCACTGTATACAGGTGTCAGCTGATATATCTTATCCTCGAGTGACTATTTCTGGCATTGATGAAAAAACCGGAAAAAGATCGTACCGTGACGGAACCGGACCTCTCGACATTCCGTTTTGCGACAAACATCTAAGCATCGGCATAGGAATAGACACTCCTTGGACTTTATGTCGAGCCCGGGTTGCATCGGTGTACAACATCAACAATGCCAATACCACCTTTTTATGGGATTGGGCACCTGGGGGAACACCTGATTTCCCTGAATATCGAGGACAGCATCCACCCATTTTCTCTGTAAACACTGCTCAAGTATATCAAACAGAACTGTGGAAACTTTTGGCTGCTTTTGGTCATGGCAATAGCCTATACTTACAATCTAATGTTAGCGGGAGTAAATATGGAGATGTAGGAGTTACGGGATTCTTATATCCACGAGCATGTGTCCCTTACCCATTTATGTTAATACAAGGCCATATGGAAATAACACTGTCATTGAACATTTATCATTTAAATTGTTCTAATTGCATACTTACCAATTGCATAAGAGGTGTTGCCAAAGGAGAACAAGTTATAATAGTAAAACAACCTGCTTTTGTAATGTTACCTGTTGAAATAACTGAAGGCTGGTATGATGAGACTGCTTTAGAATTACTACAACGCATTAACACGGCTCTTAGCCGCACTGAAAGAAGTGTGAGCCTGATTGTTCTGGGTATAGTATCTTTAATCACCCTTATAGCAACTGCTGTTACCGCTTCTGTATCTTTAGCACAATCCATTCAAGCTGCTCATACTGTAGATTCCTTGTCATATAACGTTACTAAGGTGATGGGAACTCAGGAAGATATAGATAGAAAAATAGAAGATAGATTATCAGCTTTATATGATGTGGTTAGAGTTCTAGGAGAACAAGTTCAGAGCATTAGTTTCCGTATGAAAATTCAATGTCATGCTAATTATAAGTGGATTTGTGTTACAAAAAAGGCTTATAATGCATCTGATTTTCCGTGGGATAAGGTGAAAAAACATTTACAAGGAATTTGGTTTAATACTAATATTTCTTTAGATCTTCTACAATTACATAATGAGATTCTTGACATTGAAAATGCTCCGAAAGCTACCTTGAATATAGCTGACACCGTTGATAATTTTCTACAGAATTTATTTTCTAATTTCCCTAACCTTCATTCGTTATGGCAGAGTATACTTGCTGTGATTATAATTGTGAGCGTTATAATTATTGTAATTTGTTTAGTTCCTTGCCTCCTTCGTGGTCTCTTTCGAGATTTCCTACATATGAGAGCTGAATTGCTACATTTGAAATATAGACATATGATGCAATACCGACAGCTAATGGAGCTTTTAGGAAATAAAGAGAGGGGAGCTGCGGGGGACAACCCGTGAAGGGTTAAGTCCTGGGACCTCCTTGGCAAAATGCCAGGACCTTGGGAAAGTACCTAAACTCCCTGTCCCGCCACCCTCAGGAAGTCTTAAAAGCTCTTACGGCTCAAATGATCGGTGTTGGCATAACTTCATAGAAAAGAGCAGGAAATCTGATTACATAAGGATCCGGTGATTGTATTCTGAAAATAAGCAGATAAGATCAAGTCACGTATAATACTCTATATATACTATGACACAATAAAACAACAAGGCATCAGC